TTCAACTCCGCTTTTGGGTATCAATCTCTTCGTTCCAACACCACGGGCATTCAGAACTCCGCTGTTGGCACCAGCGCCCTCCAATCCAACACCACGGGCAGCAACAACGCAGCCTTGGGCTTTAGTTCGGGCAATGACGCCCTAATCACTATCACTACCCAGAGCAACTACGTCGTCCTCGGCAACGACAACACAGCCGTAATCTACGGCAAGGTTGCCCCGTCAAATCCATCGGACATTCGCGACAAAAACATCGCGGGGCCTGTTCCGCATGGCCTTGCGTTTGTCAACCAGATTGAGCCGATTGAGTATACGTTCAAGACATCGCGTGAGGATGATACGCCCAAGGGCCGTGTTCACTATGGATTCTCGGCTCAGGAAATCTTGGCGCTTGAGGGCGACAAGGCAGTAATCATTGACAAGTCGGATGAGAACAAGCTTGCATTCAACGGCTCGTCGCTCATCCCGGTTCTTGTGAATGCAATCAAGGAGCTTTCTGCTAAAAATGAAGCCCTTGAGGCCCGTTTGGCTAAACTAGAAGGAAAGTAAGACTATGGCTATTACATACACTTGGAAAGTTCTTGAGCTTACCGCCTACCCGACCTACGAAAGCCAGTCGGACGTCGTATTCAAGGTCATGTGGCAGTATCTCGGCAAAGACGACCAGGGCAACGGCTCGTCGCGCGGTGGTGCAACCGAAGTGACATACAATGCCGGCGCTCCGTTCACGCCGTATGCCGACCTTACCGAAGAGCAGGTTCTTGGTTGGGTCGAGCCGCTAATCAGCGACGAGAAAAAGGCTGAAATGGCGGCTGAAATTGCGGGCGACATTCAGTGGTCGATTGACCAGCAGAGCGCTGACAATCCCGTCACGCCTCCGCTTCCGTGGCCGATGACGATGCCGGCTGCTGCTGAATGAGGAAAGTCCTCATATCTGCGCCGTCCTACGACGGGAAGGTCAATGTTTGGCACGCAACGGCTCTTGCCGAAACGGTCAAGATTGGCCTTTCCCGCGACATAAACGTCATCGCCGTCTATATGTCGTATGACGCCCTCGTCCAACGGGCGCGCAATGACATATTTCAGATGGCCTATGAGAGCGAGGTTGATGACCTTGTTTTCATTGACTGCGATGTTGATTGGAACCCTGAAGATTTCTTCCGGTTGCTCGAACATGACGTAGATGTCGTCGCCGCGCCTATCGTAAAAAAGACGGACACAGAACATACCTATAGCGTCAAACTGCTTGGCGAATATTCACCTAAAGAAAATGGCCTTGTTGAAGTAGATGGTTGTGCAACGGGCTTTTTTCGTGTTCGGTTTGACGCTATAAAGAAGATGTATGAAGCCGCAGAACCCTACAAGGAACCCCAAAAACAAAAATCATCCCGCATGGTTTTTGAAGTTAAGGTCGTTGATGGAGACCTCTGGGCGGAAGACATAATCTTCTGTGACAAGTGGAGAAAGATGGGTGGGAAGGTTTACATCGACCCAACCATCAATTGTGGTCATTCAGGCGAGAAGCGCTGGATAAGCGACTTTTCAAACTGGATTAGGAACGCCCACCCGAAAAGTGGGTCTTAGAAGCCGGCAGGTAGTTCTGCTGGCCCCCTTTGCGCTAAAGGAGCGTTAAAATGGAAAATGAAAACGTCACCATTACTCTCACGGTCGCCCAGTGGACCCAGATTCTGAATGTTCTGAGCCTCGCCCCCTTCTCGGCGGTCAATCAGATTTCGGAAGCTGTGAACTCCCTGCAGACGCAGGCTGGCCCGCAGGTTGAGGAAGCGGCTAAAAAGTACGCTCCCGCCGAAGCTGCCCCGGCGGCTGAGTAATGTCACCAAATGGGGCGGGCCACGTGCTCGCCCTTTTCTCACGCAAAGGTGCGGCGATGGTACTAGACGCTCAAACAGCCTTCAATATCGTCGTCGGCATACTTATCTCAGGCGCGGCCTGGTGGGCGAAAGAAATCTGGAATGCTGTCGCCAAGTTGCGTGAAGACATACACGAAATAGAAGTAGATTTGCCCTCGTCGTACATAAAGAAAGAAGAATTTAACGAGGCGATGAAAACGCTGAATGATAAATTAGATAAGATTTGGTCAAAGCTCGCTGATAAGGCTGACCGATAATGGCTCTTGATTATAATTCATATGTTTCAACAATTGCGAATATAACAACGCTGGACTCAACACAGCCAGAGTTTGTTCAGATTATTCCGCAAATGATTGACTATGCGGAAAAGAGAATTTACCGAGAGCTAAACCTCATATTCACGCGGGTTGTTAATTCAACGCTCAATGTCACGCCGAATAATAGAGAGTTTCGACTGCCGATAAACAACGTTCCGGCGTCGTTTACTTCTCTTGAGTTCATCACCGTCACAAATGTTAACATCATTATCCCTGCCGGCCAGACAGCAGCCGGCGGCGGAACGCGCGTTCCGTTGCAACATATGCCGTCAACTGTTGTTGATTACCTGGCGCCGTCAAATGCTGCGTCCATTTTGTCGCCCTATCCTTTGATGTATTACATGAAGGACCAGTGGACAATTATACTCGGCCCCGCGCCAAGCGCCCCTTATAACATTGAAATTCTCGGGACAATCCGTCCGGTGCCTTTGTCGCCGACGAACTCCCAGACATTCCTGACGCAGTATTTGCCGGACCTGTTCACAGCCGCAAGCATGGTGTTTATGTCGGGCTACCAGAGAGACTTCGGCTCTCAGTCGGACAATCCGCAACAGGCGCAGTCTTGGGAGAACCAGTATCAGTTGTTGTTCAAGTCAGCGAACGCCGAAGAAATGCGCAAGCGTTACAATGAAGAGGCGTTCAAGCAATGAGCATGAACTATCTCACATACGCGATTCGGGTTGCGAACCTTATCCCTGTAAATCTTACAAATACGCAATTCCAGAATATGCTGCCCTCAATGATTGAGTATGCGGAGCTACGCATCTACCGCGAACTCAATTTGCTTGAGACGCGCGTTGCGACAGAGGTGGTCAGCACGCCAAATACGCGCAACTTCACACTTCCCGTCCCACCAGCTGGCCCATATATTACTGTCGTCGGGATAAACATAGTCACGCCTGCGAATACGTCGCTCGCGGCTGGTGGCGTTAGGAATTCAATTCCGTCACGTTCCCGAATGCTCGTGGATTACGTATGTCCAACAGACGTTGGGGTCAGCGCCGCGACTGTTCCGCAGATGTATTATATGCGCGACCAAAACACAGCGATTATTGGACCCGCATCCCAATCGACGTATTTTGTTGAAGTTATCGGCACAATCCGTCCGAACCCCTTGTCTGAGACAAACCCGACAACGTTCCTTACTGAATACTTCCCGGACCTTTTTACGGCGGCCAGCATGGTGTTCGCCGGAAATTATATGCGGGATTTTGGTCAAGAGGCAGGGGCTGCAAACATCGCGCAAGGTTGGGAACAGCAATACCAGACGCTGTTTGCAGGTGCGAATAATGAAGAAACCCGCAAGCGTTATAACGACGAGGTCAACAAGCAATGAGCATGGACTACTCGTCATATACGCTTCGGCTGACGTCTTTTATTGTTAAAGAGCCGTCAGACCTTGATTATTCTGTCGTAATCCCCGCGACTATTGACGCGGCGGAGCAGCGGATATACAGAGAACTCGACCTTCTCGACAGCGTTTTTGTTAATTCCTCAAGCGCGCTTACGGCGGGCAATCGCAACTTTATTTTACCCGCGACGACAAACGGTATATTTATCACCGTTCAGGGGTTGAACGTCATCACGCCTGCGGGCGCGCAGCCAGACGCCGGAACGCGCGTTCAGTTGGTTCCGGTTTCGGTTTCTTACCTAAATTCCGTTTGGAATAGCGGGACTTTTCGTTCGGTTCCGAAAGACTTTGCAATGATACGTCAAGACCAGGCAATTGTCGGTCCCTGGCCAGATTCGAATTATTTTGTAGAGGTTATCGGGACAATACGACCGAACCCTCTGTCTGCGAGCAATACAAACACATACTTGACGCAATATCTCCCGGACCTTTTTCTGGCCGCAAGCATGGTGTTTTTCTCAAAGGCAGTTCTCGATTATAACGGTGCGACACAGGGCTCACCTGAGTGGTGGGAATCAAATTATCAGGCAGCGTTCAGGTCGGCGAGCCTCGAAGAATTGCGCAAAAAATACGCCGGCCCCGGCTGGACTTCGCTTTCTTCTGTTCCTGTAACGCCGACGCGCTAAGGTTTTTGATATGGGTCTGATTTACGAGCATTGGCGGCCAGATACCAACGAGTGCTTCTATGTAGGGGCTTCGCGGGATGCGGAAGATACGCGTCCTTATTTTTATGGTCACCATAACGACGATTATGATGCTGTAGTCTCTTATCTTGCAGAAAAGGGTATGGACCCATTCACAAAAATTATTTGGAGTGAGTTAGAGCGAGACTGCACATGGACTTACGAAAAAATTAGAATTTCGTATCAGCGCGCATTGCTGGGTAAAAAATTAACTAATCGTACAAAGGGCGGTGAGGGCATAAATTTTGATTGGACGCCAGAAATGCTCGCTAATGCAAGCAACGCTGCAAAATTGCGTTGGGAGAATCTTACAGATGAGCAAAAGGTGGTGTTTGGAGAATTGGCAAAAGAGCGGTTTACAAATTGGTGGGCGTCACTAACCGAAGAAGAGCGCGATAATTTTTGCAAAACTCGCGCCATATCTCAGCAAAGAAGATGGGATGAAATGTCAGATGATGACAGAGAAGCCCATCGAGAAAACACAAGAAAGGCTGTGCTAGAATATTACGCCCATATAACGGACGAAGAATACGCCCATCTTTGTGAAATCAACAGAGAAAAATCATTGATGTTCTGGGGAAGCATCTCTGAGGAAGAACTGGCTGAGCGGTGCAGAAATCTTAGTGAGAAAGCCACCCAGATGTGGGCGAACAGAACAGAGGATGAGATTGCTGAAGTGGCTCTCGCAATCAGCAATGGTCACAAAAATAGGTCGCCCCAAGACGTTGAAAAAAGCCATCAAAAAAGGGTTAAAACACTTGCTGAAAAAGACGCACTCGCGAAGGCTTCCGGTAAGTTAACCCGCGCTGAGAAAATTCGTGAATCACACCTGGCAAGAACTGAGGAAGACGTTGCAGAGAGTCACAGAAAAAGAGTTGAGGCGCGCAGGCAGAAAGATTTAGAATTGAAAGCCCTCGGCTTGCCAACTTCATCGGAAAAAACTTGGGAAACTCGTCGTCGAAAAAAGGCAGAAGCTCTTTCTGAAAAGGAGAAGCTAAATTGCCCATGAACGAAATTACGCTCATCCCGGGTGTGAACACAGAATCGACCCCTGCAGACTCCCCTGCGGGTATTCAGGAATCACAGTTCATTCGCTTCAAGGCCAACCTCGTCGAGAAGCGTGGGGGCAGCACGCTCTATCTTAAAAAACGCCTTGAAGGAATACCTAACGATATTCAACCTTGGGGAGATATCGCGGGTAAGCCTTATGTTGGCGTTTCAACAAACACCGAAGTTTATGCTTATGAGCAGGAGAATAGTATTCTCCGAACAATAAGCCCCCAATATCTTCGTCGTCCAAATGTTCCTGTAAACCTTTCAACGGTTGCGGGGTCAAGCCTTGTTACAATCACAGACCCGACCATTCAGAATTTGACAGTCTATGATTCGTTAACTTTTAATACACCAGTGGCTGTTGGTGGGCTTATTTTACAGAATACTTATCCGATTGTTGAGGCGCAAGGCATATCAACCTATGTCATTGACGTTGGTTACCTTGCAACAACGACTGTCAATAACGGCGGCGTGCTCCCGCAGTTCGTTACGAATGCGGGCTCCACCGAAATCGTCGTCAACTTCCCGATTGAATATCAGTTCGGTAAGCTTGTCATTGGTGACAGAATTGGCTTCATTAGCCCGACCAATGTCGGTGGTCTTGTCGTTGACGGGCAGTATATCGTAACCCGAATTATCAATCCGACGAAATTCACAATTGTGGACGACGAGGCGTCTACTCTTTCTGACAGTGCTTTTCTCAACAACGGGAATCTTGATCTTACGTATTGGATTGTTGATGGTCCGACGCTCTTCGGTTCAGGCTACGGCACGAACGCCTATGGCCAATATGGTTACGGGCAGGGAAGCGCCAATAAGCCTATTACCGGAAATACGTATCAGGCGGACAACTGGTATCTCGACAACCGTGGGGCTTCTTTAATTGCGTCGGCGGTTGGCGGTCCGATTTTCTTCTGGAACAACACCAACGGCTATCAGAACCTCGCTATTTTTGACAATGCGCCCGTAAGGAGCAACGGCGCTTTCGTCGCCATGCCTTTCGGTAACGTCATGGCGTGGGGATGCTCAGATACAATCAACCCCCTACAGAACCCGCTCTATATTCGTTGGTCGGATTCAAAGGACCCGAGCAACTGGTCCATCGCCGGTAACTCGGATGCTGGTTTTTATAACATTCCGACAGGCTCAAAAATCCTGCGCGGCATTCAGGGTCAGACGCAGCAGTATTGGTTCACAGACGTTGACGTCTACTCGGCTCAATATATTGGTTATCCCGGAACGTTTAGTTTCAATAAAATTGGCAATGGTTGCGGTCTGGTTGCGCCAAAGGCTGTTGGGTTACTGGGTAGTAACATTTACTGGATGTCAAATCGCGAGTTCTTTATCTGTCCGACGGGTGGTGCGCCGCAGCCCATTCCGTGCAGTGTGTGGGACGCAATTTTTCAGAATATAAACGAGAAATATAAAGAACGAGTCATTTGCGGGACGAACTCGCTGTTTAACGAAGTCCTTTGGTTTTATCCAACAAAGAATTCGGTTGACGGCACACCTGACGCATACGTGTGCTTTAATGCGCAATATAATCTTTGGGACTATGGCGAGATAAACCGTACGGCTTGGTATGACCAATCCCTCGTTGGCGAGCCTCTGGCGACGGATTCAGCTGGGTATGTTTATCAGCACGAAACTAGCAACAACAATGCTATCGGCCCCCTAACCTTCCCGATGCACTCGTATTTCAAGACGGGCTATTACAGCTTATCGGCGGGGCAGGAGTTATCTTTTTGTGACTGGGTACTTCCGGATTTCCGCTGGGGCCAATACGACGAGCCTAAAACAGCCGAACTTTATTTCAAGTTTTACGTCACGGACTATGCGGGACAGACGCCTCGGGAATATGGCCCTTACAATGTGACGAAAGAAACGCCATTTATCTGCCCGCGCTTTCGAGGTAGATATGTAGCGTTTGAAGTCGGAAGCACTGACTTGAATAGCTTCTGGCGTTTGGGATCAATTCGTTATAGATTTGCACAGGCGGGGAGGCGCTAATGGTCGATTACTCATCAATCAGCGCCGCAACAACAGCCGCCCAGAACCAAGTTGTCGCCGTCAATAGCATCACCCGTGCCCTTCAATATGTGACGGGGCAGTATACGTCGCTCACCTACGCAGGGCCGCAGACAGTCCAGATATTTTCCGGCGTTGGGCGTCTTGTTAATGTGTGCGTTGTCGTCTCCGGCGGCGGCGACGCAAAGTTTTACAATACAGCATCTATCACAGCGCTCCCCGCAAATAGCCTTCTGTTTGTTTTGGACGCAAGCGCCCCGACAGGCGTAACGCAGATTGGGTTGCAGTTTAGCGATGGCGTAGCAGTGGTAATTGGTTCCGGCGTCTCGTTAAACGTCACATACTCGGCAGGACAGTAAAATGCCTTTGAAGCCCGGAAAGAGCCAAAAGACGATCAGCTCGAACATTAGCGAGATGGTTCACGCTGGCCACCCGCAGCGGCAAGCGGTGGCAGCCGCCTTGTCAACGGCACGGAAGGCAGCTGAACGCGGTGGCAGCCAGAAAAACCCAAAGGTGTTCCACGGTCCCCTGAAAGCCGCTATCCCAGGGCGGACAGACAGAATGAACATCTGCGTACATTCGGGGAGTTACGTGTTACCCGCCGATTGCGTAAGTTCACTCGGTGAAAATAACACCGATGCAGGCTTTGAAGTCGTCAAACGTATGGTTGAAGACGCCAAATCAAGCGGTGGACGCGTTGAAAACTTGAATTTAAAGAAAAAATACGGTATAAAAGGCCCTTATCACGACGATTCCCCAGCCTTGGTCCCTGTGGTGGTGGCTGGCGGCGAGTATATTCTATCCCCGGAAGAAGTTCGGGCGTTTGGCGACGGCGATCTTGAAGAGGGGCACAAAGTTCTC